GGATTGTGCAGTACTGTATGTACTGCCCAATGGACCAGATCCTGTGCGGATCTGATCGGCCGAGGTTCTACCTCCCTCGGCTCGAGAGTACGAAAATCGTACTCCACCCTTACGGACTTATGTCGCGCAAGGTAGCTCACGTATGCGGTTTTACCGCCCTGAGCGCGCGTGCTTTCTAAGCACGACGTCGTGCCAACCGATATTTTGGCAGCACGACCATCGACCCGTTTAACGGGTTCGGTGATCCTCCCTAGGATGGAAGGATCTAGTTTCACAGCCTGACCCGGCTCTGAAACTGTAGCTACGAATTTCTCGTAGCTGAGCTCGATCATCTTTTGATCGGCCATTCCGGTCGCCCTGGTTTGACACCAGAGCAAAACGAAACGTCCCACATCGGCGGGACCCTCAACAGGAAAACTGTTGAGTGCCGTGCGTGCTGCACGGTAGTACGGAGTCATGTACCCCGGACACTCCACGTGATCGAGATCACCGTGGAGGGCGAATGATCTTCTCATTCGCTTTTTCAGTGCCTTAAAATCGGCCTGAAACTGTGCATAATGATGTGCACAGTTCTCTAACGCCCAATTGGTTAGAGTATCCACCTCGGCTTCTAAGAAGGAGGTGTGTCTCTCACTGCAAATAAGCAGTGGGAGGACGGCTGCATCAGCCGTCTGGAACCAGGCACGAACCTGGTTAAGGTGACCGTTATCCAGTCGCCTGCGCATCTTCCCACGAAGAGCGGCAGAAGCCTTGAAATAAAGACTTCTCAGCAGTAAAGACTGCTGGTCACACGGAGCGAACTCCGTGAGAAAAGCTGGGGGTCCACGGACCCTCAGACACCTGAACTGGTATTCAGGCGAGATGCGCCTTTCGAAAAAGTCGCATACACTACGGAATTCACCGTAGTAGTCATCCAATCTTTGGATGAGAGTGCTGCTTCGCAGCACTACGATGCGGGGCCCAGCCCTTCCAATTGTCGGGAGAAACGGGCTAAGCCCCGAATCGTCATATATCTATCACAGATCAAATGTGACGTCGACTACTTTGTAGTCAGTAGGACCGCACCTCTGGCGGTCGTACGGATCGTTAATTCTCGATCCCATATGTCCTCATCATGAGGCATACCGTCCGTGAACTCATTATAGTCCACGTGAAGCATCGCTCCTGGGTCTTCAAGGAGCGGTACGTCCTCCGAGATTTTCTCGAAGGCCCTGCCAATCATATAGATGGCGGGATCCACACAGATCACTCTGTGTGGTATGGATGTATTCCATGCATCCAACTTTCTCTTTATCAATAGAGAAAGCCTTTGGTCGCGGGTCACCACCCCGACCTCCGTCCTATTTGCCCACTCCCTATCGAGGGTGTGGAGCAAGTAGGAGTCCGACTCCATGAATAGGTTGAGTCGGTTGACTACCCTTGGTGGTAGTGGCTTATCCTCTCTAATCAGAGCGATAAGATCTGGGAGGGATTCAGTGAGTAAATCACTGTTCATCCTCAGCCAGTCCTCAAAGTAGTCTTTGAGGTGGACCCTCTCCGGTTTGAAGGTGGTCCAATCGAACCCTAAATTCATTGGGTTCATCCTAGGGATCTTCGTCTTATCGACGACGTATCCCCAGTCGTCCTGGAAAACGAATCCAGGATTAGACCACGTTGCTAAAAATAGCTCGTAGTCCAGGGTGGGATCCTCTGTCCTACCCTCGCTGAATCTCCTTTCTATGGAGAATTTCGGCTCCACGGGTACTTCCCCCCGTAGTAGGGACTGATAATACAGTCCCTTCGCAATCTCGAAGAAGACGGATTGCGGATCACTGAACATTTCGATCTTCAGTGAATTGATCAGAGTCCTTTGGTTCTGATCACGAGGAACTATCACCGCATCGGGTGGTAGAAGTTCCTTGAGACCTTCCAATTTTGGAAGGTATAGGTGGTGCTTATGTACCACCTTGTCGGTGCGATTAGATCGCACAAACTTGTAGCCAAATCTCCCATTGAGTAAGGCTGCCAACCGGTACTTAGTTTCCCGGGGGTTACGTGATTTATTTTCAATTACACGTAACATGTGCTTCCCATCCATTGGGAAAGCTCCATCACCCCCAATCTCAATGGGGGTGTACGGACTGATACAGTCCGAATCTTGCGGCACAAGTATGTGCTGCAACAGTGCCGCCTGGTCGAAAAACCTTTTGGCACGTGGGTTACTATTGGCAACCCATCTAGTCTCCTTTCCTAGGAGACTGAACCTACCCACATTAGTCATGGAGTAGGTATCTACCTCACTAGTTTGAGGTAGGAGGAGTCGGATCCTGGGATAATCCAGGTAATCGAGTCCCTGCCCCCTACGCATACGTACGTGGGGGGTATCGAGCACACTTTGTGGCACGAGGCATCCTTCTTCACAATAGAATGCCATCCGGTTGGATACAAATGTATCCAATTCGGAGACCTTGAACATAGATCCCAAGGTCGACAGGTGGTTATGTAACCTGTCTGGATCGCTCGAAAGAGCAATCTCATCATCGCCAACGAGGGTATAAACCCTCAGGCCTGATTTCTCGCAACAATATTGATGTGCGAGTGTGAGTATGATCTTTGTCATCATATCACCCATCATCCAACCACGATGCATGGTCACCAACTGGTAACCCAGTTGGTGGGGAACGAAAGCGAACCGTTTCCCGCAGTACTTGCTTTTAGCAAGTAGTGCTAAACCCAGGGGGAATCCTGGGTTTTCTGCCCTCTCTATGAGGGCATGCCAGATTTGTCGGGCAACATCTTTGTTGCCGAAATCTGTAGCTTCCGACAGATCTGTCGAGAGCGCGTAGACGTTCCCGTCTACTAACTCACCCCACTCTTTACCTTGGGGGTTGAGTACATCTGTGAGAAATCTCCACAGATGACGGTCGGCCTTTAGGCCTGACTTTATCTGCCTAGATGTTAAACTAGGCTGAAAGATGTGGGCAAAAACCCCCATCAGCACCTGATATGCATAAGGTGCCACGGTGATGGTACGAGCCTTCGAAGGCTCTGCTACACCGTGTAAACGCACACAAGATGTGTACGTCGGATTGTGCAGTACTGTATGTACTGCCCAATGGACCAGATCCTGTGCGGATCTGATCGGCCGAGGTTCTACCTCCCTCGGCTCGAGAGTACGAAAATCGTACTCCACCCTTACGGACTTATGT